GAATGTTCAGGTGATACAACTTTAAACTTCATTGCTTCCATCAGCTTCCCTCCTTAGAAATGTTAGAGCGTAAGAATTATAGCAAACTCTGTACGCTCATGTCAATTAGAATTGTTGCGGGTTCTGCTCAAGGTAATCGTCCAAGTCCCAAAGCTTGTGCCGTTCGTTCTCGTAGTAGTATTTACCAACGATGCCTGTCTCACCAACGCCACGAGCCTTAGTCATCTTACAAATCGTAGTATTTCTCTCGATAGGGTCTTCTGCTTCTTTGTTCCGCTGGATGATAAGATTGATACCGCTACTCTTAAAAATACTGCTGTGGCCGTGCATATCCTCTTCCGACAGGTCCGCACCCTTGCTATTTGCTTTTTGCCCCTGTCCTGATTTTCTAGAGTGAGAGATGTTCACGAAATTCACCCCCTTCTTCATCCAACCTTTTTGCCATGCCATAAATTTCGCTTGCTCGTCTTCTGGCAACATATCGAAAACGTCTTGGATTGGGTCAGTAATGATAAGATTACAGCCGAGGCTAACAATCAAATACTCTACACGGGCTTTAAGAGTCTCTACATCTGCATCAAGTACATAGAAACGAGGGCTTCCGTCCGGCTTCTTGAAAAGCACCTTCTTAGCTTCTGCTGCATCTTCCGAGTCAATGAAACTCAACCTATCATCAACAGATTCAAGAAGGTTGACCTTATATTCCATGAAGCTTGAAAGCAAGTTTACTGCATATTCACCTTCTCCAGTTTCAAGAGAGATTACACCGACAGTGCGACCCGTGTTAAGAATCCAATGTAGTGTCATTGCATCTACAAACGTGCTCTTACCCTGCCCTGATGCACTAAGAAGCGTAAGAATGCTACCGACAGGCAAACCTCCTCGCAACATTTTTTGCAGCTTATGCATGAACGGTGGCAACGAGATTCGCGGGATGCTTAGGTACTCCCTCATCTTTTCTTCTAAGTCTGTGCTGGCAGTAACTCCGTGCGGAACGTACTTCTTAGCTGCATAGTAGTCGTTGATGAACTCTTGCTGCTTGCCCTTGTCAACGTAGATGTCCGCATCTTTGTATCGCATCTTCATCACATAGGCTTTTCCTTTCGGCAGAACTTTAACAATCTGCTCTGTTGCCTTGTGTCCAGCTTCATCGTCATCCATGCAGACAATGACACGATCAAACCGGTTGAAGAATTCATACTGCGCTTGCACCTGCTTATGTGCACCACTTTCCCCCAATGTCGAGCACACCACTGCTACAGTTTCGTAGTCAGTCTTACCTCTCGCAACCTGATGGTCATACAACATCTTATAAGTGTTAAGAGCTTTAGTTTCTCCGCCAGAGATAATGCAAGTCTTCGTATGAGTCTTAAAGCGGAACTGAAACACCATATCGCACTCTTTGCCGACTTGACCGATTGGGTGCGAAAAATCCTTCGGAAACACTCGTGTGCGATAACCGCACAACTCCCCACCAATCGTAGTTGGCACAAACTGTTTAATCGGCTCCCCTGTTGCCTCATCGTACTCGTAACGTACGCCGAAGAAAGTATTGATATCCTTGGTAATCCCTCGATATCCTTTACCATCTGTGCTCGTGCGAGCCTTAATGCGCTCATTTTCTTCAGGGGTGATCTTCTCCCTAGTCACAACGTCCTCCTCATAACAATCTTGTTCATCAATACCTAGCTCAACTTTCCGTTCGTCCGAAAGGATGCTCTTGTTGCAGCTATAACAATACCCGCCGTGCCCTTCTCCGTACCAATGAAAGCCGTCGCTAGAGCCACACCCTGTGAATGGGCAGGCATTCTTACCAACGACGAAATTTGTCAATCAACCCTCCTTAAACTTCACCTCATGTCCACTTATCGCCAACAAGTCATAAATTTCTTGTGCAATCTCGTGAAACGTTTGAGACTTGTAGAATTCCGCAGCTAGCCCGGCACCACCTTTCCAATTGATGGTCCACACTTGAACACCGTCGCCATGCACTTCAATTTCAAATCTCATTTCATCAGCCCTCCCAATCATCCACATCAACGCCTGTACTGAAAAGCAAATCATACATTTCTTGTGCAGTGCCTTCCTCATCGTTTCCTGCATCGAAGTAGAACGCCTTAACAAAACCAGCACCAAACAGAGTAACAATGATGGCACCATCTTCGATATGAATCTTGTATTTGTTCATTAACATTCCTCCACCACTTTACTCCAGTCCGCGCCGCAGTGATACTCTATACGGTCAAGAGCTTCTTCAACAGTTTTCCAATCGTCTTGACAGCAATTGTGGTCATCCCAACAATTCATTCCGTATTTGAAAAATATCCAAGCGTGATAACTTAGATAACCATCTGCTTCAAGAATCTGCTTAGCTTTCTCTCGTGTCATGTCGCTCATTGAATCCTCCTAAGCCATTTGGTACAAATCGCCAATTGTATTAACAAGTTTGTCATATTTCTTTTGTAGAGATTCTTTCTCCGCCAGTAGTGCGTCATAGTCATCAGAATGCACATAACTGCCCCAAGGGCCGACCTTCTCCATACCCTCTACCGAGCACTCGTAATGTTGCACCATTAGTTTTTCTCGTGTCATTGAATCCTCTTTTCAAACTCTTCGGCGAAACCCCTAATCTCAGACCACAACGCAGAGGGATCGAATGCATCTGTTCCATCTTCAGCTTCGTAATAGAAGTGTTCCGATTGTAGTTTGAGAAACAGAATCAAATCCTCAAAGACTTGTTTCACTCTTCCTCCACAATCTCATCTCTACTCAAAAGTTGCTCAACCCCTGCCTCATCAACATACCATGCGAACGAACCAGTAACATGAGGCCAAGGGAACTTAGGCTTAACAACTGTGCCAAGTTTGTACATGTGATATACGTTCTCTGCAGTCACTATGTAGGTTTTCATGGCATTCCTTAATATTTGGACTTAAAAACAATAGTATTAAGAATCTTAGAATATTTGATTTTAGTACACACAAGTGTCACCAAAGCTACAAGCAATGTCGCAAGGCCAAAGAGTCCCATAACGATCAACTCCTTCAACCTTGTATCATTAAACTCGTCATCAATAAAACGATGCCCGATATACGCCCCCAACACACCACTGGCAAACCAACTAATTGCTAGCAGAATAATCATCACGTCTCCCTAATTAGAGCTTCTTCCACTCTTTGCGAATGACTTGGGCGATATATTTAAAGTCCCTACCCTCAGTGTCGTTCATCTTAATCACGTTGCAAGCCCACGTAATGTAGCCACTGCTGCTGTCCATTCCCGCCCAAGCCATAACTTCAAAAGGAAGCTCTGTGCTAGCGCACAAATACCTAGACTTCACTTTCTCCTTAGCTGCAATCTGTGGATGCTCTTGTGCATGCAGATTGCAGAGAACACCTAGGGCACAAAACTTGTCGCCCTTACGAAGCTGCCCCATACCTTGTTTATACTCACCGCTTTCCAGAGCTTGTGCCCATTTACGTGCAATACTACGTTTCATATTCCCTCCTTAGGTTAAATGAAAGGGGCTTTTGGCCCCTTGTCCTACAAATTACAGACCCGGCTTCCGGTCAGCCTTCTTCCGACGAGCCAGCTTCGCCACACCCATCAGGCCAAACAGCCCGAAGCCCAACCCAGCCATCGACACAGCGCCCGACGAATCCTCTTCAGCTCCAACAGCTTGCGGAGCCGAGACAGGAACACCACAGCAATCGAGCGTTCCCACGCTCGCAGCAATATACGGAGCGCTTACCGGCACGCCACAGCAGTCACTCTCACTGACAGACGGAGCAGGACGACGGCCATCTTTCGCATCCGATGCCAGCGTAGGGGCAGAAACATCGTCAGCTACAGCGGAAGCTGAGACGGGGATGCCTTGTGCGAATGCTGCCGAAGCAAACAGGGACAGAGCGAGCGTGGAGATAGTATTTTTCATGTTGTTGCCTTTCTTGATGGTTGTTAAAGCACCGTTGTTCAGTGCAGGCGTAGTATGGCAGAGGTTGTAGGGGTTGTCAACGATTATTTTGGGGCCTTATAGTTCTCACCCGGAATAAGCTTACGATTCATAATCCAGCCACAGAACTGAGCACTCCACAGGTTGCCGTCACGAGATGCATGGCTGATGCCGGGTTCCCATGTTGAAGGCTCTTTAGGGTCATTCACCTCATAGTCTTCTGCAAAACCGTGTTCGTAGATGTGCGGTTGTTGTGGGGTTGCCTGATGCTGCATAGCACTCGCATGCTTCCTGTCATCCCCCACAAGCTTGTCATACACTCGCAAGCATTGCTCAAGTCCATAATCTACAGCACGGAACGATACAGCGCCTGTGCGAGCAGACGATACCTTGATGGCCTCTTCTAGCGTGAGGATGGTGTAATCTTGCCAACCATCTTCAAACTCTTGCGGAATACAGAAAAGTTGTTCTCCGTTGTTGCCACGAAACTCATCCACGTACGGCAAATGCCATTCACCCGGTTGCAGCAGTTGCGGCACACTTTGCTCATGAGCCTTACGCATAGTACTGGCAAGATCGTGAAGAGTTGGGTCTGCTGCAACATCGTCGCGAAGCCAATAATAGTTGTCCCACTCCGTAGCAGAAACAACAGCCTTAGCCATCTGGTGAGCTTCTGTTAGACGGTTGTACACCTGTTTGTGATACCCTGCGTCATAAATGGCGCGAGAGATGTCCACACTAAGATACCTGTGAAAATTCCATGCGCCAAATGCTGTAAGATGGACCTTATCAATTTCGTAAAGACTTTTTAAATCGCTTACTAACATCAGGCCGTCCAACTCATCCCAAAGAAACTTTTCTAGGGCTTCGTACAGGTGTGCAGGGATTTCAACCATTGCATCAAACTCTTCACCCTTATCCTGCATACCTTTGTTAGCCTCACCAAATCGCACAGGCTTGCCAGTAAGTTGCTCAACCATTTTGTTGAATGGGATTGCTCGGCTACTGTGTGCATTACGGGCAAGCATACCATGGGTCAAGAACTCGCACCAGACAATACGAGATACTTCAATTTCCATCGTAGTAAGCCGATGGCCCTGTGGGCTGAGGCTGTCCTTGAGGATTCGTGCGACGCTGCCTTTACCTTTTACTTCGATCAATTCAATTTCTCCTCAAGCCACTTGTACCCCAACTCACCAATTTCAAAACCTGCTTTTGCATACAAATACAACCAAAAGGCCACAAACCCAACAATCATAACTGGAAGGAATGGGACAAGCATAATGCCGCCTACCACATAGCGTTTGTCAATTTTCACTTCAACACCCCCTTAGCACTAGAAATATCAGTAAAACTTTCCAGATGCTTACTAATGATATCAACAGTTTGTTGTGCCGTCACTTCGTCTACAGCTTTGATGCCAATTTTAAATTCTGCCGTAAAATCGTGCAGTTTCGGCTGGTTAGCTTTCTTATCAGCCATACGGGCTTCAAAGTTTTTCATTAGGTTGTCGTTCATTCTTCTTCCTCTACATACTCTTCATCAGAGCACTCTACATTGATAATTCCTGTATCCTCTACTTCCACTTCATCATTGTGGAGCAAAACCATTTCGATTTGGTCAGCTTTTTTATAAGCATCTTCCCAGTTGTCCGCCTCAAACACAGCCCAAAGAGATACGCTAAATGTTGGCATTTCTACCCTTTCTTATGCGGCTTAACAACACCTGTCGCAAGCCCTTGTTCAAATTTAGTTACAAACTCATCACTGTACATCGCTTGAATGGTGTAGTAGTTCTCCCATACAAACTCACGGAACCATCCGGACGAAATCGATGAAGCTAACTTTGCATGTGCCAAGTCAAACGCTTCTTTGTACGTCTTCTTGCCCGGAAATGGGATAATGCTACGTTCAAGAGCCAGCACGCAGATTTCCTCATAAGCAGCATTCAGCTTAATCTGCTCAGTAAGCTCACCCCACATAGCTTTGCTAACCATCACTTCGCTATCAACAGGCTTAAACTCAAGATAAGCAGGACGCCCACCAATTGCTACAGCCGCGTGGATGCTATCGTGATCGTACGTGTAAATGTCATCACGGAAGAACCCCTCTTTGCTCTGGTTAAGCTTGGGCAAATTATTCGTATACGTTTCCTTCTCCCGTTGCTTGAAGAATTCCTCATGCTCAGGACGAATCTTAGCACCAAGCATTCGCATGAACATTATGTCGTCAAGAGTCTTTTTAAAGTGCGGCGAGTCTTTTTTGTACCTATGAGACATCTTCAGCAAGTACAGAACATCCAGAGACGGAACAAGCGTACCATTCGCCATAACAATGTTATCGCTTTGCGACTCAACAAATTTGATCAGTCGCTCAGCCATGCTGTCAGGCCACGCCACTTCGGCTTCCACGATAGCTCCGCCAATACGTCGCATGTAAATAGACTTACCCTGATTAATAGGGTAGCACATCTTGGCGTCAATATTCTTACGATATGTCATAATTTCGTCGTAATTCCCTACCAAATCTACGTCGACAGTGGGGCGTACAAGATGTGCTACGTGAGCCTGAAGGGCCAAGCTACCAATCAAAATCATTTTATCTCCTTATCAGCACATCGAACTATGCCATGCTCGGGAATCACTTTCCATACTCTGTAGCTTCTCGCACAATGCATAAAGTGAATTCTTATCTTGCCAACTGAAATCTACGTTCTCGTTCACCTCCTCTTCGTCAAGGTGTTCTTGTTCAAGGATGCTGCTAAGAATCTCCGTGTTATCGTAACGGCCATACTCTTCATAGAACGGCAGGAAGAATGTAACACCCGACACGCCGCTAACTACTTCAGCGGTTTCTAGATGTTCAAGAGCTTCCTGTGCAAGAGTGAGTGCTTGATCCTTTGACTCACTCTCCATGATCTCGCCAACAAGCTTCGTTGCAGCTTCGATGCTATCAGAAATGATCTTGCTCGCACCCTGCTGGATAGCTTTGCGCTGTTTCTTCAGTTCTTCAATCGAAACACCGTTGATGATGATATCTTTAGTCATTCTATTCTCCCTTGTTAGCAATGTGCAGAACTTGCACGCCAATAAACATAATCGCTGTGGTTGTGCCCACCTTTGGCTTCGTCAGGTAGCTCAAAATCGATAATCACGTTCAAATCAAACGCCTTCGCCAGCAGTACAGCCTCTCGGTACAAGCGTTGAATTTCTTCTACGCGATTTGAAATCTCCGTGAGGGCTGTATGGTTATCTTGTGCCACGTCCCACGCATTAAATTCTTCCATAATATCCTCAGCAATTGTACGACGACGAATTCCAATCCGAATTCAGCATTCCAATCTCATCAATAAGATCAGTGAACTCGTACTCCAGCTTAACCGTAGCACCGCTGCGTTCACTGACATCTTTAATCTCCCGCAGAAGTTGCTTAATCTGCTCCACTTTCTCCGCAACCATCTTGTTGCCATCACGGACAGAAATCACTTCCTCGCCAGCTTTAGCCAGCAGCTCATCCAGACGTTTCTTGCTAATCATCACTGTGCTCATGTTTTCTCCTTAAATAAAATTGTTAGCAAGACATGCTGGAAGGGTTCCAACCATCGTCAAGCCAAGTTGTGTTCCCACCGTTGTACGTGCCACCCATCCCATAAGCTGGACAGAAATCAAAAGTGAGTTCGTGCTCACGTGCAAGGTGTTCTGCCTCAGAGATGTTGCTTTCTGCTTGTAAAACAAGTTCTGCAATCTTTGCAAGTGCTTTTTCTTTCGTCATTTTCTTCTCCTAAGATTTTTGAAATATTACCAAATTTTAACTGCATGTACTACACGGGGAGCACTTGTTGGGAACATGTCTTTCCAGCGTTCATGTGCATCTACAACGTGATAAGAAAGTGCTACGTATGTGTCACACCCGATTTCAAAGCCAACAAACCAGTCATCCCCGTTACAATCCAAGCAGACAACACACATACCTAGATGGCAGTCTCCCTCAAGCAGCTTTTCGATTCGTTCCGTGCTCAAATCTGTTTTTTGTAACAAGAAATCTTTTACTTCCATTTCGTCAGAAAACCTTCGCCCGATTCCGAGAAAAGCTTCATATACTGTTGACATAACCCCTCCTACACCCCAACACAATAAAATGAATGATCTGCAATCCGCCTGTCAAACTTACCCTTACTTGCCCATCTAGGCGGTGCTCCTGAATGAAAACTATCAACACACTTGCTGACAACGCTTCGCATCTTACTCGCCTCTGCAAACTTGTGCAAGAACTTTTTAGGAATTTTTACAGCCCTAAGATTCATACCACGCTTTACAGAGGAAAACTGATGTGACTCACGCACAACACTGCACACACTCTTCTTACGCTTCTTAGCTCTGTGCCTGATTGTTTGGATGACTCCTGCAACCCCGCGCACAGGTTGATTGCCAGCTTCCTTGTACGCCACAGCCTTGAGGCAGATGTCATCAGCAGCTTTAGCGTTTGCACCTGTTGCAAGCATGAGGGCCAGCAGCAGGGCGTTGCCAGTGCTCAACTGGTTTCCTCAGCAAGCTCACCAATCTTCTCAGCACAAGCCAAACAAAAATGAATGTGCTGCCCTGTGTTGCGGAAAGAATACGTAGTAATCATATCCTCCCCTTTATCAATTTTCTTGTCACACCCTCGACAGAATGCTGGACGTTGTGCTGCTCTACGTGTGATGTCGTATGTCACCCTTTCGTCTCCTCTAGAAATTCTCTAGCAGCGTCCCACTGATCTTGAAAATCTGCCGTGGTTTGCCAACTACTCCAGAATGCTTTGTCCATAGCTTCGACCAATTCTTTGAGCAATAGATATGGTGTATTTTTCGGATGGTTCATCATCGCTCCCTGTCATTTCCAAAGCCAAGTTCGTCCCGTGCCTTCTGTGCAGGCGTTCTTGTGTCTTCTACGCTCATACCGTTTCCTCCACAGGCTGCTTAAGGTTGTTAAGAAATTTATCAAACGCTACATCAGGCGGAAGCTTTTTCAGTTTTAGATACTCGTGACGAGGTGAGTACTTAAATCCGTTATCGCACACGGCATCCGTATCGTACCCCATCCAAAAATCATCTGCTAGCGGATCATGACAAATCCGCAAAGGAGCAGTGATAGTAACCTCCTTCCCGATCATTTCTGTTGCATATTTTGCACCAATGACAACACAAACACTTCCTACCGGATATTCCTTCATAACATCCCCCTTGTCAAAATGTTCGCTCATACTACACGAGCTTGTGCGAGTCGTCAACAACATTCTTAAGATTTCTTACGCAACAAGATGCTTGACAGCCACGTTGTAGTGTGTAAGAATGCGCCTCGTCACAACAATTTTAGGAGGAAATCATGTGTTTTCTAGGGCTGCATAAGTGGAGTGTTTGGGGTTGTGTGGAGAGGGCAAACGTAGGGGATGCTAAAGGCGTTGCTGTACAGTATCGTCACTGTCTGAAGTGCCGCAAAGCTGATTGGCGTCGTATTTAATAAGGAGGATTTATGAAAGTTAAGATTGTAAAATGCAGCGGTCGAAATTATTGGTACAAAGACCTCGTCGGGCAAACTTTTGAAGTTCAAGACAGCGCACATAAACACGGCTATGAATTGATCTACAAAGGCGTACATAGTTTTATTGATGTGATGGATGCTGAAATTGTTGAAGAAAAACCAAAAGACGAAATGAAGTTCCCTTTCAGGGTTCGTTGCATAGACATTACCAACGCAGAACACGACCTTGTACTCAATGGAATATACACAGTGACAGGCAGTAATGCCGGTGACTACTATCTCAAAGAAACTCCTTGGTCGTATATGAAATCTCGTTTTGAAATCGTCGAGGAAGATCAATTCAAACTTGGCCCTCAAGAATACGTACCTGATCCTGAAGATGAAAAGCTTATTATTGATGACCACTACTCATTCAACTACACGTTGACGGATAAAGACCGCGAGGCTGGCACTATCAAGGTCGATCCGTATTTCGTTTCTCGCCTTTGGAATGTTGGTGCAAAAGACCCGTCCGGTGTGATCTGGCACATCTTTAAGACCTGTGCACGTTTCGGCGATAAAAATGATAAAGAGCGGGAAATCACGGCGATTTATAAATCAATCAAACGTCTTGCCGAGCTTGAGGGTGTGAAGCTGGACTAAATCATTTTGGAATTTCACAGCGAGTTATAAGTAAAAATTCGCTGTCATGCCAGAATCCATGCACCCTTGGGATCAACGAGGCCTGTCTGCGCTCTGCCAAATTTCGGTATCGTAGACACCTCTTCCCAAAATTCTTATCCTCAAAAACACGTTTCAAAAACGTACCCTTCCTCTCCATTTCCCATCCCTCCGGGCAAAGCTTCGCCATACAACCCTTTTCAGGCCGTCTTTACAAATCTTCGGGATGCAAC